CATGTCGTTGCGGGTGACTGCATTGTCCGGAGACTTCATTGGGAAGGAGAAGACTACCGTATCATTGGGATGGTAGATCTCAGGCTCATTGGGAACTCCAGCATCCATCATCATGCGCGTCAGTGGATCCTTGATGTCTCCACGAACCGTGCGGATGTAGTACTTGCTGTGGCGCGCATGGATGCCGCTTGCTGCGTCCACAAGCTGGCTCACAGTGCCGGAAGGTTTCACGCATGTGATAGCTGCCGACATAGGAATACCGAGCTTCTTGGACCACTTCTCGTTGGTATCAATGGCTACCTGACGGAGCTTGGTCAGGATGGCTGCGTCACCGCTGCGAGTAAGCTTGTTGTCCATGATGCCAGTAAGGGATACGCCGAGTAGACGTTCTTCTTCTGTATTGTTCTTCCAGATCTTTCTAAGATATGGGAAGTTGGTAAAGGTGGACTGGATGGTGCCAAGAATGGTGGCTGACTCCACCTTGTCCATGAGAGACTCCATAGTGTCTTCTGGACGAATGACCACCTCAGTCAGGTTGCAGAACTGGTTGTTGCGGAGAATGATCTCGCTACAAGGATTGGTGCCAAAGTCATGGTCGGCATCACGACGATCATTCTTGAGGACATGCTTGCGAGCAGCGTATCGAGCGAAAATGCCACGCTCACCGCTCTTGCTCTCGACAAGAGAGAGCCACTCACGCATGAACATCTCGATGTCTGGCTTCTCGTCATAGACAGCAGAGTTGTTTGCAAGAGTACGCTGTGGATTGCTCTGCCACCAGTTTCCGCTCTTGGCATGTCGCATGCGGTCATCAGAGAGATCCGAAAGGGAGATCATCGCAGAGCGGCGAACACCGCCAACGACAACGACATCGCCAATCTTGCACATGATGTCATGGCATTCGAGTGACGACAGCTTGCGACCTGCCGCCTTCTTGAAGGTCTCGGTGACGAAGTTGAAGAGCTGGTTGAGAGGCTCTGGACCACTGGCCCTGCCGCCAAAGGTCTTCAGGCGTGAACCTGCTGGGCGAATATTGTCTAGGTTCCAGTTTGGAATCTCGCCACTGTACAGAAGGGCAATGACCTTGCGTAGTGCCTTTGCCCAGCCTTCCTTTGAGTCATGGACTACGATTACATCCTTTGATGGAAAGAGAGTATCTGGAATTTCCGGAAGGTTGGATACATACTGGTTTTCCACAGAGAAGCCAACACCTGTGCCACAAAGCAGGATGAACATGGCCTCGTCAAAGGACTTCATGTCATCGACGGCAAGGTAGGAACAGTTGTAGCCACAAGTATTGTCCCTGTCCAATGCTTGACCGGCAGTCATCATCATACGCATTGATGGCATGACATCAAGGTTCATGATCTTGAATCGGAGATCCTTGACAACTTTTGGGTGTCCCTCGATAACACGCTCAACGACATTGACAATGTACCGATCAACGGTCTCTGACCAAGTCTCACGACGCTTCTTCTCCGGCAGCCATCGAGCATAGCGGCTAAGGGCAATGAATGTCTGGTAGTCAGTTGGCAGGTATTGGTTGTTTTCGGTCATTGTATCGTCTTCCTCCATGCAAGATAGGGCTATATATTCGAAGATAAAAAACCCGTTTGTGAACAATGGCTTGGTAGCCGTTACTCACAAACGGGATTACTTAGCGAACAGTTCGGTTACGGTGTAGGGCGTCGCCTGTCGTGAACCGAAAGAAGTATGATCGCATAGTGGAGGATCTTAAGCAAGTCCTTTCGGTTCCACCCACCCTTCTTTCCATATCGAAGAGCATACTTCACGATGTTACCGACAAGAAATCCTTCGCCATGTCCACCATCGATGATTACTTCGGTGGCTTGGATCTTGCCCTTTGCATAGTGCTGGTCGTAGGTAGAATCGATATAGTCCCTCAGTTCATTGATCAATCGACCTTCATCGAACTTGTATCCGATCAATGACATCTTTGGTTGTCCGTGATCAGGTACATTCAACGGATCAGTAAATGGATCATAGCTTGTGGACGGATAGAAAAGGTTCTCGTCCTGCATCTTATTTACTTCCGTTGAGTACGGTGTTGATCCTCTTCCTGACATAATTGATCTCCCTCGTTCTAAGAACCTTGTGTGCAAATGTACGGACATAGTTTGGATCAAGGCCAGCCATGTCGCATACATCCATGAAATCTTGGGCGGTTACGCCAATGGATGCAAAGAACCAAGAGATAGCCTGCTCTCTGGCCAATGCTTCTTCTTCTGGTTCATTATGGGTAGCTGGTTTCGTTGCGTCAAGTATTGCTTGCAGGATGACGGTACGAAACAGGACAAGTTCTTGTGGAGGAGACGCTGAGTGCGAGTCCAGCTTCAGAGCCTGACCAAGATCACTTAGGCTTTCTCTTTCGCCCTGTTCGCTCATGCTGCTTCTTCCCTGCTTCGTGTGCCCAATCCCTTATTGTTTTGGTGTCATTACCATCACAGCACTTGAAGCCATGATTATTGCACCAGTCTTCGTATGTTGTCTTTGAGTTCTTGTTGATCTTGTTCCTCTTGTTTCCAAAGACAAACCGAATATCAAGATCTGGGTACTGCTCCTTTAGCCTTAGATGCTTCTTCCGGTCTGCTGGCTTGAAGTACCCCTTTGTCTCGATGACAATGCCATTGGCAAGTATGATGAAATCTGGATAGTACTTCCGCTCTTCGACAACTGAGTATGGGATGCTGTATGGTTCGTATGAAAATCCAATGCATCCCTCCTCCAGCTTGTAGGCAAAGGTTGCCTCAAGCTTACTACGATAAGCTTTCTTCTTGCGAGGTTTAGTTGCCATTCCTGATATCCAACTCTTCTACATCAGGAGTCTTGTTGACTTCAGTGAAGTAGCGAATGCCGTTGCTGTAGTTGAATGCACGAAGACCATAACCGTTGTTGGCATCGGACCAGCAGGTCTTCTTGAAGTCGCAGAAGTGGCAACCAGTAGCAAGCTTCATGTTGCCACTCTTGCCGTCTGGTACTGGGTCGTAGCATTTTGGTGGAGGATTAGGTGATGACACCATCCTCTTCAGGTATTCGATGCGCTCTGACGGATCGATTCGGTGGGCCTTGTTGATCTCGCAGAGAGCAATCTCTCCGGAGACCTTTTCGATGGCTAGAAAGCCAGCTCTTTCGGTATCTGCTGCAAATGCATAAGACGAGATCTGGCCAATGTATCCAAATGGATCATCCATAGCCAATGTGTTGTCTTTGAACTTGCGGAAGCCGTGTGGAGATGCTGACTTGAAGTCAATCATGACTCCATCGATTGTGGCGTCTTGGTGACCTACGACACCATTGACCTCAAGCTCTCTCTGATGGTCCCTGACATCGTGACCGGATGTCTTGCAGAGGAAGATCAAAAGCTGCTCAAGAATGTCGCCATACAGGAACTTGATATAGGACGACGAAGAGAGTTCCTCCTTCGGAATGGAGTTGAGTTCATTCCAGATCTGCCTGTCTGGCTTTCCAATCATGGACAGACGAAGGTAGCTTTGCTTCTTCTTGCGGGTAAGAGCAGAGACGACCGCAGCCTTGATGCCATCGGCAAAGGCTTCTAGTTCTTCTTCGCTGATCTTGACCTCTTTCTCAGGATCGAAGAGCTTGTAGATATCTTCGACTAGAGTGTCGATGATCTTGGATGCGGTCATCTCTGCAATGCCTTTTTATCAGGCTGCGTTAGCCATAGAGGTGGCTAGCTTGAAGGAACCGTCTTCAAGCTTGTAGCGAGTGTAGGTCTCCCCCTCTGGCGTCTTGGCTCGAACAGCCATGATCGCAATCCCCATCTTGCGAAGACGGGAGATCGTTGCCGTCAGGTTCTCGCAAAGACCCATCTCGATTGCAGTCTTACGGGTAACACGACGACGACGAAGAAGAGCCTTTAGTACGCGAAGTTCATTGCTCAAGATTGCTTCTCCTTTATTGTCTTTTGATTGAAGATCGTCAATGGTCCCGCTCCTCACCCATTGACATGCTACCCAATTTGATGTCGGTAGCCCCACGTTGCTCTACTCTCTCTCTCTCTCTCTAGTGTCTTCAGAAGGGAATATCGTCACCCTTCACTTGCTCATTGTTGGCTGCCGCTGCCATGTGGGCTGGAGGTACGGTGTAGCCACCATCCACTGCATCGAAGCCATCGTCCCTGCCTCCACCATACGGCACAAGGCTGACTACCTGTACCTTGATGAGGTCAGCAGATACACCCTTCTTGCCACGAACGGTGTACTCGTAAGGCTGGTACTTGACGTTGACGGTAGAACCGTTACCGACCAGTGAAGCGTCCCAAGGGTTCTTGGCCGCATCAATAATCTCTGGAGCGGAGCGATTGGTCCCATCGCGCTTGGTTACCTTACGCTTGATGGTGATGAAGTCGCCACGATCATCGTTCTTGTTCTTGACCTGTAGACCGTCAGCAAGAACCTTCTTCTTGTTCTCTTGATCAAGGCTGACATCGATGGACCAGCACGGCTCGAACGTCGTGTTGGGCTGGATCAGCGAAGCCCAGTAAGCCTTGCCGGAAATGATCGTGTACTTGTTCTTCTCAGCCATTTTAGTCTCTCCTCTTTTCTTCTGAATCATAAGTGCCCCAACATCCCTCATAGTGGATGTTGTAGAGCGGTTAGAACTCTACAGCTTATTGGCTTTAGAGTCAAGCACTATTTTCAGTAGTGCTTCGGGTTCGTACAAAGCATCAATCTTGATGTTGTACATGTCGCTTTTGGCAGTGAAGTTGTTGGCAGGGTCCAAGTCACCCTTCTTGATCTTCATTGCCTTGTCGAAGTACTCCTTCTTTGGCATGTAGCCGAGTAGCCATCCGACAGTCATGTCCTTCTTGACTCGACAGAAGAAGTAGTAGTCACACCGCTGCTTGATGTTGAATGCAGCAATGGAGCAATCATACTCCAGCTTTGGAGTCCAGTTGGTGGACTTTGTCTTCACATCGACTGTCTGGCCATTGATCAGCTCCATGTCGTAGTCGTAGGAATGCTTCAACGGAACCTTAAGGTATTCTGCTACAAGCAGTTCACCTATGAAACCATAGATGTTTCCTCCTCCTTGCATGATGGAATTCTTGATGATGCCCATCTCTTCCGACATGATGCGAGCTTGTGCAATCATGTCGATATGGACAGGTACCTCAAGGATAAGGTTCTTTCCCACTAGTGCGATTCCTTTTGTCAGTGAGTCTCAGCCCAAGTCTTGCCGATCTTGTATTCGGAGTCAAGCCTGCAACGGAAGTCCAAGATCTTCTGCGTATCCTTCATGGCTTCCTTTGTCAACTCTCCAAAATCTTTGGCATGTTCGGTCAGCACATCGTGCTGGTACTCATCATGGATGGATGCCACTAGCTTTGCATCAAGTCTTGTAGCGGCTACCCTGTCTCGAATCTGGACAAGCCATTGCTTGCATACTACCGCACCTCCTCCTTGTATCAGTAGGTTCATTGCTGCGTGTGCATTGCGTATGATAAGCCGCCTGCCGTCGATGCCGATAAGATAGCCTCTCTTCGCTGCAATATCAACCCTCTTGCGGAAGATTGATATCTTTGGAACGTTGGTCAGGAACTTGTCGATGAGTTGTTGTCCGACTTTTGCATCTCCTCCGACGATGCTTCCAATCTTTGCTGGACCAGCACCGTAGATGAAGGCGTAGATAAATGTCTTCGCCTGATCTCTTGTGTCAAGTCCAGCAGCCTTCTGGTTCGCAGTGTGGATATCGCCATCGACAACCTCACTAGTAAACTTTGGATCATTAAGATAGTGGGCTAGGACGCGAAGCTCAAGCGAAGAAGCATCGCAGCCAACAAGAGAATGACTTGGCTCGCTAGCAGTCCAGCAGGATCGGCACTCATGACCATACGGCGAATACGAAGCTGGAACTTGAGCAATGTTAGGTGAAGTATGTGCCATTCGACCGCTAATAGTTCGTAGGGTAAGTACACTGCCATGAACCTTTCCGTCATCCTTGACCAATTCTATCCAAGACTTGATCTGCGACACACGCTTCTCAAGAAGAAGATACTCTGCAATCAGCTTTGCTTCTGGAATATCTACCTCATTGAGGACAGACTCGTCAACTATTGCACTTCCTTTTTCAGTGAACTTCTCAGGCTTCCAGCCCCTTAGCATTAGCTGGCGTACAATTTGCTGTCTGGATGCCAGATTGAATGGAACAAACTCGATTGATGTGTGTGGTCCCTCCACAGTAGTGAGATCGTCTATGTGGCCAAGACCAACAGAGGATAGGGAGCCATCCTTCTTGTACTTTGGCGTTACAAGTCGAACCTCTGATGGTAGTGGCTTGAAGATCTCAAGGACCTTGCTCTGGATCTCTGATGCCTTGTCTTCGAGCTTGGCAACCAGCAGCATTGCCTGACGATGGTCTAGGCTGAAGCCGGTCTCTTCCTGCTCATCGATAATCTCTCGAATGCGATACTCAAGCTCGATGCTCTTGCGAGATATCTTTGTAGCTTCAGCCGATAGCATGATCCAAAGTCTGAAGCATAGCTCAACATCGTTGGTGCAGTACTCAAGCATCTTCTCCGAGAAGGCAGAGAAGTCGTTGAACTCGTGCTTTGGAAAGCCTAGGCGCTTGCCCCAGTCCTCCAATGAATGTCCTCCATCACGAATTGGATTGAGGATCTGGCTTAGTACGAGCGTGTCTTCTACGTCAGTGATCTTGATGTTGGTGCCTGCCAGTCTGTTGAGGA